GATTCGTTTAATCCTCCCGGTGCCATGAAAGCTCCGTGAGTGGACGGATTAGAAACAAAATCCCAACAAACAAGTTCAAAATCGTCTTGTACCATTAAATGACCTTCATTGGTCTGTTGTACCGATCCTGTACCTCTTGATGAAATACCGATTGTATGTCCGTCTCTTAAGATATTCTTCACAATGTTACCGGACGGTGTATTAAGAAGTTGTACCGTACCCATTACATCGTTTCCTTTCCACCATACCTCTTTTACTATATGAGAGGCATTTTTTAAAGATACAATAGGTGAGTCTGGGTGGTCTAGTTCTCCGTAAGCATTTCCGACTTCGATAAAATTCTTAGTATACTTTTTTAATTCTCTTTCAAGGATTGATCTCTTGTATACTCGGCCGTTTTGATTCTCGGCCTCTGCTCTCTGTAAAATACCTTTTACTTCGAATATACCAGGCTTAGACGCACTTTCTACTAAAGTGGTTATAGGCCGAAAAGGAATTACATCTACAATTAAATTTGACATTACAGTACCTTACCGTCTAATGTGAATGCTTTCTGTTCAGTTTCTTTTTCTTCAGTTGTAACTTCAAAAATAGTATCTAGACTTCCGTATTCGTAATCTTCTGGGTCTAGTTTAATGTCACCAGGTATTGACGTCCCCATATGATAGTCGGCATCTTGAGCTAATTCTCTAAAGATACGTTTAACAGTCATTTTAGCTCTTGAAGTAGGACCTTTTGCATACTTTTCTAATCCGTCTTTCATACCTATTACCATTTCGCCAGGAAACCAGTACTTGGCGGCAATTTCCATATTATCACCTTTGTGGTTGGCACCAGGAACATCTTTTCCAACTACTACGGCAAATACTACTAAGAATTGGTCGTCAATGAGAAATACAACGTAACTTTCTCCGAAGTTTTCATCTTGGTCTTGAACTGTCTGTACATGCTGTACTTTATGTCCTTTAATTTCTTCTACTTCCTCGTTAACTTTTTTTTTATCCTCGGTTAGGACTTTAACGATAAGTTTTTTGAACGATTCCTTTAGTTGAGTTTTTTTCTCCTGTAAAGCTTGTATTTCTTCTTCTTCAATAGAGTCTTGCTCGTCAAAGAAAGTGAGAGAATCGTGAATATGTTTGATAAGGTCTTCTTTAGCATATTCAATCATACCGGGTTCGGTCATAGGACCGGCTTTCCAATCATCCCAAGCTTTTTGAATTAACTTTATTCCTCTGTCAAGATCGGCGCTCATTAGCTCTACATATCCGCCATTTCCGTAGTCATCTTCTTTAACTACTTTTCCTCCTTTACTTTTAGGACGGCGGCCTTCATTCAAATCGGCTTTAATCATACCGTTTGCTTTATCAACGGCTTCACCTTTTTCTGCCGGCTTCATTACGTCTTTTCTGTTCTTTTGAACCTTAGTAGATTCTCCACTAAGAAGACTTAAGTAGTAATTACGATTCTTTTCTAAATTTTTAATTACAGTAGTTTTAGCTTTTTCGTAATCGTCTTCTGTAAAGTCTCTATGTACGGTATTAAATCCTTTTTTCTCTAATTCGTAATCAACACCTCTTTCAATATCTTCTAAAGAAAATACATCTTCAGTACTAGATTCGTATTGGTAGTCAGAGATTTTTTCTTCTTTATACTTTTGTAATTCTTCAAAAATATACCCTCTATTCTTAAGTATGGCTACTGTATCGTCGTAACCGTTGTACTGGGTGATAAGTTGTGGGTGGGCAAGACGAGCATCTCTTACAAATTGCTTTTTATTGAACTTGCCTTCTAGTACTGCGTTATATTTTTCTGTAAGTGTTTTCATTGTAAGTAGTCAAACATTTTTGTGTGAGATGGACGTTTAGGTCTGTCTGCCTTTTTATATCCTAATTTCTTTGCGTATTTAGTTGCCCGGTTATCGCTTTTACCTTTCGAAAAAGCATGAGGTGTAGCATATTGTGCTCCTTGTCCTGGTGTAAAACTTGCACCAGTACCTGTAGTTGAGATTTCATCTAGCATCTCTTTTACTAATGATCTCAACTGCTCTCTTTTCATGCTTCCCTAATCTCTTTTATTAGTTCATAATATTGCATTAAAAGTGCTAATGTATCATCATTAACTTTCTCTTTATTAGAGATAGGTGCAATATTATTTACTACTTCCTGTAGTTTAATTTTAACTATCTTGTCCTGGATAGTAGGAACTAATTTTGTAATTTCTTTGTGTACTTTTTCAAGCTCTTCGTTTACGAACTCTCTTAATCTACTTCTAGAATCTACTGATGTAATAAACTCTTTTAAGATGTTCTTCTGTTCTGGAAGGAGGTTTTCGTACTTCTTGTTAAACTTCTCTAATAGAATCTTATACGTTAACAGCTTAAGGTCTTTCTCATAAGTACCGTACTCTTCAATTAGAGATTGACGTACTTTATTCTTGTCTTGCTCTAGCTCTGTTAAGTGCTCTAAAATAGTTGTCTTATTGTCAACAAATACTTGAGGGTCAACTAATTCAGAATTGTTTTGAGCCTCCAACAAGCAGTATAAAGCTGCAAAAGGTTTGTAATCTCTTACTTTTGCCGAAAAGAAATGATTGATATCATAGCTCTTTTTAATCTCAGCTATAAGCTCATACTTTTGGTTTTTAAGAGAGGCTTGATCTAGTTTACGAGATATTTCTGTAATAGTAGAAAGTACGGTTTCGGCTTTTTCTCTACCGATTCCTTTGTTCTTAGAAATATATTCGTATAGTTTGTATTCTTTAGCTAGAAAGTTTTTACCGGAATAAAATTTCTTTAATATCTTAATAGCTGGAGATGGTCTATTCTCAAGAGTGTCAGCAGCTATTTGCTTAATTAATAGTTCGTAAATAAGCCCGGTATTTCTAAATTTAGAATGCTTAATTTTCATAAGTAGATTATTTTGGCATTATATATAAATATAGTTAACTATCCAATTCCTTTATATTGCTTTCGTCAAGTAAACTGTCATCTTGAGTATCCTTTTTCTCAAAGATGATCTTTTTCTTATTCAAAGCAGAAAGGTCATTAGATAGCTGTGCGTATGCCATCTTAGCTTTTAAATTATCTACTTCATTTACATTGTCATTGTCACTTGGAAACCCGCCTTGCATACCGTGAGTTCCTAGTCTGTCCCGGCCTCCCAGAGGATCTTCTTGAGTACCTAAAAACGATGCCCGTTCCTGGGGTCTACCGACCGGGTTCTGTTCGTCATATCCAAGAGGTACTTTTGGAGATTCGGCAGCTCTTCTACCGTACATTGAGGCTAGATCATGAGGTGTACCGTAACTTACTCCAGACTCTACAGGATCGTTACCTTCATTTTCAATCTGTGAAAGTCTAAACTTACGTTTGGCATCTTCCCGTACTAGGTCTCTCATTTCGTTATACTGATCTTCAGATAAATTAAAGATATTTTCGTAAACGTAATCGCTAGAGAATTGCTGAGAATCTATCATATTTTGAGCAAGTTGCATCTTTTCTGATAGTAATGCTACTTTTTCCTGTTCGAAAATTATAGACGGATTAGTAAGTTTTAACTCAAAATTAGTTAAAGATTCACCGGTAAACCCTTGAGCATACAAATGTACTAGAGCTATCTTATTAAGTTCTGATTCTATTATTTTCTGGATTCTTTCTACCGTTCTGGCAAATCGGATGTCTTCTGCTGCCAGAGTTGCTTTACCCTGTAAATCGCCTTCATACCCGAAATATGCCTTAGGTACCTTTAAAGCGGCAAACATCTTAGATAGTAAGTAATCTATATCCTGAGTGCCGTCATACTCAAGACCCTTAGTGGTTTCTATTTTGGTAGAGCTGTCTCCGTTTCTTACTGGAAGATAGAAATCTTCCATCATATTCTGAATGTTGAAACGTAAGTTATATTGTCCGGTATTTTGATCAACGTAAGGAGTTTTTTTCATTCCGTCGATAGTTTTTTGCATGAACTGCTCAACTTCGTTTGGCGGAATACCGCCTACGTTAATGTAAAACATTCTCTTTTCCGGGGCTCTCATTATACGATGGATCAACATCGCATCTTCCATAAGAGTTAACTGTTTAAAAATCTTTCTTGCCGGTTCAATATAAGAACGGCCGTAAGGTAGGTAATTGGTGTCAGATATTAGACGGAAGTGAGCTACCTCGTAATTGTCTAAGTGTATTACGTTTTTATTAGATTTAGGAATGTAATTTGGATCTAAAGAAGAAGCAAGACCATCCGGATCTATTTGGAATGCAACCTTGGAAGGATTCTCTGGGTCTTGACCTTCCGTTCTAACCATATGGTAAACGGTGTAAGGAAGGGCGTTAAATACTCCGAATTCTTCACTAATTTCAAGCTTTAAAAAGAAGTCACCGTACTTACACATATTACGAGTCCAAGACCATAAATTAAACTCGATATTAAGTACATCATAAAATAAGTTATAAAGTACTTTTTGAAGTCTTTCATCAGAAGACCTAATAGTAAGTACTTCCCCGTGTTCGTTTCTGAGTGTTGTCTCGTCGGCTAGTATATCTAGCGTTGAAGCAATAAGAGGATCGGTATCCATGGCTTCATAGTCAGAATAGAGCTGTATCCTTAACGTTTGGTAGTTAAGGTTAGGGTTAAAAATATTCTTATTATTGTAGATATAAAGCCGGCTGAACCGGTCGATGAGGGAGTTGGTTTCGTACTTCCCTGTCGTCTGAATTTGGTTTATATCTGCTACTTTTAACTGCTTTCCACCAATGTTACGAACAACTACATCAGATGAAAACAGTCTAGATAGTCTTGAAAATAGTGATTTATCTGCCATTTTTTAGGCTTTAGTTTATATATAAATATCGTTACTTAAGTATCCAGGAGATGTCTTCTGTACCGTTAGGAGTATCTATAGTATACGGATTATTTCTACGACGATCAACTGTTGTTATTACTGAGGGAGTACGTTGGTTGAGATTGGTAAACGAGGATAATTGTGCTCTTGCTAGGTCTACCCCTTGTTGACGCAATCTTAAAGCTGTATCACGAATATAGAGCCCAATTGCAAAAGCCATCACAACATCATCGTTATATCCTGATTGTGCCTGTGCCTTACCGTTCTTCCATACAAAGACTCTCATTTCATTTAGGAGTCTTTTAGACTTAATTGTCACAGATCTCTCTCTAATATACTCCATCATCTTAGCTATGATAAGAGGACGTGTTTTATTAGAGGTTGTAAAACCGGGTACTAACTTATCAGTATCCCACTTATTCATATACGACTCTACCGTTTCGTTTTGACTACGAGAGGAGTAGTATAAATTACGGTATTCTCTTTCTAGAATCTGTTCTATAGTAGCCCATCCAATATTGGCATTTTCTACTACAAGTAAGGCGTCATTGTATTCAGATGCTGCTCCTACCAGTACATTACCAAAATCTTTTGGAGATAACTTACCTTTATATTCGGCAACTTGAACGGCATTATCTATGTCGAATATATGGAATGCAGAGTAGTCTTGACTGTCTCCTCTTGCTACGTCAGCTACTACCATGTAGTCTTTTGAGTAGTCCGGTGACTCCCATATCCACATATTCCCATCTATTCCCCTTCTTTCGGATGGGTCGTGAATTTGAGTTTCTTCGTAGAAAGTCATGTCTTCAGGTTCGAATACCGTTTCACCGGAAGCCAGGAAGTCACAGTCACATTCCTGTGCTGCCATTCTAGGGCCTAAGTCTGCATCCTGTTGATCTCTCCATTTTTGATTTCTTTCCGGATGTACCGTCCAAGGTAGGTTTATAGGCAGAAAGCTATTTTCTTTTGTTTGAGCTCTTGCCCAAGTTTTATGGAACCAGTTACCGACTCCATTAGGTGTTGATAAAGCAATACACTGTCCACCTGTTGCTAGTGTTTGTTGTGCAGAAGTAAATGTTTCTTCAATGTTATCGATGAATGCAGCTTCATCCAATACAAGTAAGGATACTGCTTCAGATCTTGCAGCATCAGAGTTAGAAGAAGCAGCTTTAATTCTAGATCCATTTTTAAGCCTAAGGCTAAGTTTGTTCTTTTCTACCGACTTCATTCTTAACCATTTAGGTAACTGATCGTACATAAACTGCACTTTAGTTACAAGGTTACGAGCTGTAGCTTGGGTGGTTGCAAGAGTAAGTATGTTCTTATCTTTATGAAAGGTCATCAGCCATAACGAATATCCTGCCACCAGAGTTGATATACCTAACTGCCGGGACTTTAATGTTATAGCATATTGATTGTCTTTATAGAGACTCAATACTTTTTCCTGAAATGGGTAAAGGTTAAAGAGAATACGACCACGTGTTGGGTGCTGTATATAACAATATTTTTTCATAAAGTAAACCGGATCTTTGGCACACTTTACGTATTCTTGGGTTATAACCTTTTTTATTTGATCTTGTTGATTCATATATATAAATATGAAATCTTTAGAAATCCACTATTTTTAAATTGCCTGCCCTGTCTTGAAGGAAGTTTCCGTCATGTAGATCTAAGTGACCGGGTTCGAGCATTAGACCGGCTTTTTCGTAATCCTGTTTAAGAGTTCTATAAAACTTCTGTAGATTGGCAGGTATATCACTTGGGTCAGGAAAATCTTCTATATCTCTTTCTTCAAGTGTTTTATGGTATTGGAAAATTTCGTCTGCTTTTCTTTTATTGGCACCTGAAAGAGGGTAGAGAAGGTCTTGAACTTTAATAGCTAGATTAGGTTTAATAATCTGCATTTCATATATATTAATGAAATTATTTGTCTGTCCGGCTCTTCTTAGTATATTAGATTCTCTTATCTCATCTCTATCAGTAGTAACTTTAATTGTAAGGTCTTTACCTTTAATCTTAAAAACTTTACCGTAGTGACCTGAACCTAAGAAGTGATCAAGTCCTTCGTACTGATCTAAGTACTCTAGTTGGTTCTTATTATCTCTAACTAGCTTCTTTATGTCTTCCCAAGTACTTATGTGTGCAATATCTTCTATTACTTCTTTTATCATAATAGCCCTAATAGTAAAGCGGCAGCCATTAAGACTCCGGAGGATGCTTGGTAAAGTCGTTTAATAGCAGCTTCTTTCTTAAGATCGGATTCAAGACGATTGGTCATTTGATCGTATTTATCCAGCTGCTGTTTTCTTTCTAGATCCGCTTGTTTAAGATTTGCCAATTGAAGTTCTAAAGAACTAATAACACTATCTTTTAAAACTACCTTTTGTTCAACCAGAGAAAGCTTGATGATTGTGGCATCAAGTTCTTTTTTATTAGCATCACCTAGAAGGAGCTCTTTAATTACTGCTCGTGCTATCGGCTCCGGCAGTATTACTAAAGAGGAATCCGTAGCGGTCTGTGAAAAACTCGGTGAGCTGGCTAGGAGTAAAGGTATCAACAGCAGTAATTTCTTCATCTGCTTCTTCTCTTATTTTCTCTATTTCTTCATCTTGGGCATCTATTTCTTCATCTAGAGCCGTGATTTCGGTATTGAGAGAGTCTATGGTTGTAGTTAAATGGTCGTTTTCAGAATGCAAAGAATCTATCTTAGCATCTAAGGCTGCAATCTCTTGTCTATAAATATCGATGTACTCTAGGTCTTTATAAAACGTAAAATAATAGAACCCGCTAAGAAGGGCTATGATGATTAGGAGGTATATGGAACGCTCTTTAGTTTTCATTAGAATTAAATATACTTATTTAAATCCTACTAATTGCGGTGAAGTAGCAGTAGTAAGGTTAACCTCGTTTGATTTTATAAGATTTAGTAGATTAGTAGCAGGTGATACTAATTTAAAATCTCCGCTTATAGGATTGAAAAGAAGAAATTCTTCTATTTTTTTTTGATCTATATAGCTTTCAACAGCTGCGGTTTTCAATATGAGAGAAAGAGAATCAAGGTTAGAAATTTCTACTTTAACACTATTACCAGGGTATACTTTATTAATGTAATTATTAATATTTTCTAAAACTCTAGGTAAATCTTCTTCTTTAGAAGAGGTAATGTCGAGTGTTATAGCTCTAAGGAATCCAGGCTTAATGTCTTTAGACGTAGGTTTATAGTTCTCAAAAGATCTACTTATGCCGAAACGCCCTCCTCCTGAGGGTTTATTTTCCTTGCTTACTCCTATGGCTTTTAACTCAACGGTCTTGCCTTTACGTTCTAAATCTCCTGCTCCATCAGTTTTTATTTTTACATCAGAATAAACTAGTGGAAAGAGTATTTCTCCTTTCCCCATAGTAACACTACCTTTAGCTCCTGTTAAATTTCCGATTTTAGTAAGTTTGGAGTTAGGTATATTTGGAACGCTGCGGTAAATGTTACCTTGAGAAGGCATATCCGAATCTTTTTGAAAGTCTACTAGATCTTTTATTGAACTTTTTTCACCTTTTTGGAGTATACTAATTATTTCAGAAAAGAGGTTTCTGTTATCAAATAGATCATCTGTTAAACCTGAGTTTTTAAGTTTTTCTTTGAAATCTTTGATAAATGAAGAGGCAATTAAAGTTCTATAAATACGTTCAAGGAGCTTATCATCATTAGCACTCGCGTTAATAAGAGCTATAATAGCATCTACTTTAGTAGTAGAATCTTCTTTATTTTCTAGGATACTGGTAGACAGTTCTGCGGTATCTTTTAATTTAAAACCAAACATAGACTCAAATATAGCTAAATCTTGCTCATTATTCAAGTCGGGATAGCCTTTTTCTGTACGAGAAGACCATTCTAGTAAAACTTTATCTAAAAGATCCATTAAGATTAAATTTCAGGTTCTTCGCCTGGTTCTTCAAATTCTACTTCTTCTCCGCCTTCTTCCTCACCACCTTCTTCTTCTCCTCCGAACTCTTCTCCACCTTCTTCACCGCCGAAGTCTCCTCCGCCGCCTCCAAAGTCTCCACCGCCGAATTCATCTTCACCGGCTTCCGCTTCTGCTTCAGCATCCATGTCGGCCAGGCTCTTCATTTGTCCGGTTTTAAGAAGTTCGTTGAGTTTGTCTAGTGCTTGTTGGAATTCAGATACGTAGTTAAGTGCGTACTGTTTACCGGCTATTTGAGCCTCGAATCCGGCACCATTCCATTTTAGAAAGAATTTTTCGCCGTTAGTCAATACTACTTGAAATGTAGACGGTTTAGGAGCAATCCATTTTACTTCGTCTACAAATGTATCAAACTCGGCTGATAGTAAGGCTACCAGTTGCCGTTTTAGGGTAGGAAACTTTCCTAGTATTTCCTGGGAGGAAGTTTTTAGTTCCTGTTCTGATAATACTTCGTAGAATGCTTCTTCTAGTAACTGTCTTATTTCTGTTCTATTCATAAAATTATTTATTAGCGCAGTGACGTGGGTCGGATTTCTTTAAGTATGGTTTTTTACAGGCAGTACCTTTGACGTGCTTTCTACCACATCTATGGCAGCAAGTGGCTTCCTTAGCTTCTTTTAGGTAGCCCATAAGAGCTAGTTTAAATTCAGGATCTCTACTTAAATTTGCGTAAAGTTCATCAGAAAGGCCATCCTTACCTTGACTAATAAAGTTATCAAGCTCATCCATAGCTTCATCTGGGTCTTTAACGTATTTTAAAATTACGTCGTAGATCTTATCAAGTTCTCCAGGGCCTTGTTCGTTAAGTGAGTTGTAAGGAGGTAAATCTTCTTCATCCCAGTCAGAAGCTAGATGTAAAGCTTGAAGTCTCATTTCTTCAGCGTCATCGATCATATCTTGATCGTTAGCTTTTATACCGTCTTTATACAGTTCGTATCCTGCGGTGTAGAGACGTTCACCTTCGGCATGTCTTGCATCTTCGGCATACTTGTCGTCGTGTGGATCGTCGTAGTCAGTCGCATGAGAAAGAGTAGTTTCTTCCATATCGTTGTATGGATGTGGATCGTCTTCTTCTTCTTGAGCTACTTGTTTAACTTCTTCTTTTTGAGAATCGTCTAATTGATCATATTCTAAACCAAAAATTTCTTTAGCTATATCATCGTAAGACTTTTGTTCTTCAAATAGGTAATCTTTAATATCGTTGAGATTAATATCAAAAGCATTAGCTATATAAAAGATATACTCGGCTGCAGTACCCTGTACGTCTCCTGATTCTTCACCATGTACTCTAATGTCGTGAATAATATTCTCTAAATCTCCACCACGTTCGTTAATTTGTTTTGATTCTTCCATATCCGATTCGTCTGCATACATAAGAGCGTCGTATGCACGCATTATTACGTCTTGGTCGTATTTGTTATGGAATTGTCTAAAATATTTGGCGGTAGCACTTGTACCTCCCATAGCTTTTGCAGCTTGTAAACTAGCATATTCAATAGCAGCTTTAAGTACTTCTGGGTCACCGCCGTGATAGGTATCAACGGCCCATTTAAGAGTTTCTTCGTATTCAGGAGTTACTCTTTCTTGTAATGCCATTGCATCTAAGGCCGGCTGTTTTTCTTCAAACTCTAAGTAATGCTGGGCTGCAGAAATATAATCTTTAGCTTTAATTACTTTAGCCTGCCACCAATTAGGAAAGTCAACTTCACCTTCCATTTGGTCATATTTGTTTAACTGCTTGTAAAGTTTGGCAGCATAAACGGCTGTATCGTAAGCATACTGTTTTAACATGTCAGGTTCGTCGTCTTGGTGTCCTACGTCCATGTCTTCTTCTAGGAAATTAACGTCGGCATATGAAGCTACTTTTCTAGACTTTTTAACTACTTTGGTAAATAATGGAGTACCGCCTGTTACTTCAGCACCACCTTCTTTTACTTTATAATTACCGTCTACTACTTCTACTTCATTAAACACTACTGTACCATTAGGTCCGATACCTATTCTAAACATCTTTTCGGTACCATCTAATTGAATAATGTCTCCGATTAGAAGCTGGTTACCTTCAATATCGGTAGCAGGACCTGATTCTTCCTCGTTCATATTCTTCTTTATAGCCTGGTCTCTTGCTGCTAAATAATCGTCAGAATCTACATCACCATCACCGTCCATGTCTTTACCTTTCTTTTCTTCTAGGTACTGAGATCGAAAATGCTTGACGAGGTTGTTCTTAATAATATCTCTATTTACTACAGGTTTACCGGAAGGTAATACTCCTACTTCACCAATAACTTTATCGAAAGTAAAATCGGTTAAATGAAGTTCTTTACCGGAAATATAGAAAGAGAATTCATCTCCATCTGGATTATTTTTATAGTCTGTTAGGAGTTCAAAGCTGCCGCCTTTAGCATCACTTTCAATATTTTTAACTCTCATTGAAGTAACTTCTTCTCCAATTTCTTCAAGAGCACTATTGAGAGCTTTACCTACTTCTCCGGCTATTTTTTTAATCTCAATTTGAGAATATTCGATGTTTTCTTGCTCGTCCATTTTGTCGGTCAATTTAACGTTAAGACCTTTCTTTGCAAGTTTTTCTGCTTCACCTGGATCGGTAGTAGTTACTGAGCCGTCTTCAATTTCTTTAATATCTTTTTTAGCCATTCTAAAAAGGTTTAATGGTATTATGTGATGTAGTATATATAAATAGTTAATCCTTGCCGTTATTGTCCTTTATAGGACTGAACTCTGTGATGAAAGAGTTATCTGTTTCGTAGTCTCCTTGACCTTCTACAGAATATACGTTTTCATCGATAATATAGCCAGGGTTTTTTGAGATTCTTTCAAACGTCCAGGCTTTATCTCTCCATACTATTCTGTTGTTAGGGTAGGCGAAAAAGTTTCCATCGTCCATCTTAAAGAAGTGACCGCATTTATGCTCAGATGTTTGAGCAAAAGAGACATCTAACATTTCCCCTATATTTTCAAAACCCCAATCTATGGTAAACATATAGGTACCGAAAAGCTTTTTTTTACTAGGGGTAATTAAGTCTGCTTTTAATCCATGCAGTCTTTGACGAATATTAACGTTAACATAGCTTGAAAAACAATCCCAATATATATGATCGGAGAGTGGATGTACCGGAGCATCTTCTTTCCAGCAAAATGCATTTATAGGTCTTCTTGTCCAATTTACTCCGTTTTCTAGAAATGCTTCAAATAAAGGAGTAATTCCTTGCATAGAAGTAACTGTATGAACATCACAAGGAGTAAATTCTCCATGACCTTTGGTGTGGTTAAACAAATACTCGTTTCTTATAAAACAACGAACTGTTGGTAGGTTGTGGTTTAAATAAGGCATTTACTGGCAGTGGTAATTAAGATAACGTTGTAGGGCTTTAGCGTAGGTAGTACCTTTATCTTTCAGTCCCTGCCGTTCTTTTCTAACTTTGGTACAGGAGAGTTTACCTAATCTCTTTTTAAGTATACCCGGATTCATTGGGTCATGCTCCCCTTCTAGATTCAAGGTAGCAAGTTTAGAGTAATACTTTGGATCTTCAGCCAGATGCTGTAAAGCTATATGTTGAGCTTCTTTAGGGTCATCGGTGTGTTCCATTTCCACTCTTATACCCATAACAAGTTCTTCTCGATCTACTTCGGAAGGGTCGGCTGGTTCTATGACTTCCTTATTAATGTGAATGGCTGCAAGTTGTTTTTCGGCTGCCTTTCTTGTACTATGGGTACCTAATCTCTTTCCACCTCTCTTAGGGTAGACGGCATATTCGTCTCCTACTTTACGAATAACTTCTTTAACTATTTCACGTAGTTCAGATTTTTTCATTTTTCTTTTTTCCAGATTTCTCCTCTTCGGCATCTTACTACTGCTCCTGAAGCGTAGGCAGAAGGCCATGTATCGTATTTACGTTTAGCTATTCTAGTACATCTGTCGTCTTTTTCGGTGAGTACCTCTTTACCTTGGGCTTCGTAAATCATTCCTGCTACAAGATTCTTGATATCTTCTTTAGTTACTTTAGCCTTCTCTGTATTCTTCACTACTGTTTTTCCTTGAGCACCTGCTTTCTTTTTCTTCTGTGCAGTTGCCGCTCTTTGAGCTTTAGTTAACGATTGTGCTTTAGCTTTAGGTAGACATCTGTCTGGGTTCTTTTTATTTTTAGATGTACCGCAAGGTCCGGCTATGTTACCGGCTGTAGAAATACGAACCCACTTTTCTTTTTTGAACCAATCACGTAACGACTCTTTTATAAGCTCTCTCATGAAAGCCTGCATATCCGGTGATATTTTTTTCTTAGAAGACATTAAGACATTGCTACTAATTTAACTACTACTCCAACTATGGCTGTGAAAAGTATCCAGAGTACTTTTGTAACTGTATCTTTCCAACTTAAAAGCTCGTCTATCTTTTCTATATTTTCTTTGTTGGCTTTTCTGAAGTATGTATTCTGATTCGTTTTTACTATTACTCCGTCTTCCGGGTTAAGTAAGGTATATTTTAAATCAGAGATGTCTTCCTTCATCTCCTTCATATCTTTCGCCATTGCTATCAACTCACCGTTAGGAAGTTTACTCTTAATTAAGGTTAGTTCTGAATGGAGTGATTCGAATAGTTCTTTTTGTGTCATTTATATTATATAATTTGTATATATAGTTATAAATAGACTACTTCTCTATAGCTTCCTGAATACGTTGATTGAATTTAGCTAATTCTTCTAGAACTTTCTCTTTAACGTCAGATGTTTTACTTTTCCAATCTTCTACATCCCCTTGTTCAGTTACAAAGGTTTGACTTTCTTCAAGCTTACCTATTATGAAGTGCTCCATATCTTTGGCAAAGGATTTCATATTTCCCTTTATCATAGCTATTTTGTATTCATCGTATTTACCTACTTTTCTTAAACCGGCTTCATACTCTACTAGACATGGATCAAAACAAAAACCGTGAATACGGTACATTTTTTTAGCTAGCCAATGAGACATTGAACCACCGCAGTTAGGACATGTAAGAGGAATTTTGTATGCCTGTTTTGCAGCATCAAGTTTAGTAATGTTTTGTTTAAGTCCGTTTTCTATAGTCCAGGTACGTCCGTCTTCCTCCCATACATCACCTTCTTTACGGGCTACGTATGCTTTTTTATAACCTGTTCCTACTTTAGTTTTGGACTTGAAGTCTTTTTTAACCAGGTTTCGAATACGTTCTACATCTGATTTTTTAAACTCTTTTTTGAGTAAGGTATCACTCATAACCTAGTTCTTTTAATTTGTTTAGTACTGGAGTTATATTTGTTGTATTTTCAGGGTGATGTATTCCAATACCGCCGGCATTGTTCCATCTTTCGATTGTATCTTCTCTATCATCTATTAGTATAGAGTTTGGATTAGCAAAGTCGTGTTTCTCTTTAGCCCGTCTAAAATTAACTTTAGGTTGCGGATTTAAGTTCTCTCTTACCCACATTTTTTTACCTAACTTGGACTCATCGGCACTAGAAGGAGATGTAAGAAGTTGAGGGCTGTAAGGTTTAATAAAGTTCCAAAGTAGTTTACCGTTTGGTGTCCAATTCATCTTAGACCAAAATACAAGACCTACCTCTTTATCTATTAAACTCCAAAATTTACTTTTTCCATATAAGTCTTCGTACTCTCTAGGATGCATACCTGAGTAGTGTTCAAATCTACCTGCGAAGTCGCAGAGTACACCATCCATATCACAGTATATTTGGTACTTAGGTTTTTCTTTAATTTCTCTTAACGGATCCGGTCCGCCTAATAACTCTAATAGTGTCTTACCCATTCTTTACCTTGTCTTCCCAGCTACGGAAAGTCATATTTCCAAGCATGTAGGCTTCTTTTTCTAGTTCTACCAATGCATCGTCTTCATTAACGTTGGTAGTATTGATGTTGTTAATTCTTCCTTCTACGTTTTGGATGTGGTGTATCATTTCGTGTACAAATGATCTCATTACATCTTTCGGATGTCTACCTTCTACGTAGAGTGTAATCTCTTTTATGTTAGGATCGTAATAAGCAGTTTTACCGAAGAAGTCGGCTGATTCTGCTGGGTCTCTCTTTATCTTAACTTCTGGTAGGGGAGATATATTCATACCTTCGTCTATCATATACTCTAAAATAGAACCCATATAAGGGGTATAGTCAAATCCAACTTTCTCATCTTCGTTGGGTAATTGTACTCTAATATGATTTTGATTAAATTTAATATCGTAGAATTTAGCTCCTAATACATTTACTATACGGTTATATGCAACTACAAGTCTTTGACGGTCGGCAGCAGAGACGGTGGCACGGGCATTGATAGGAGTACCAGAACTTCCTTCTTTTACAGTTTTAGGTTTTTCAGGTACAAATAGGTTTTCTAAAACTTCACCCATCTTATCAAACAGCTTTTGTTCAGCTTGTACGGATTGTTTTACTGTATTGAATACAAGCTGTGCTTCTTGATCAGTAAGTTGATCAGGAATCATATCTTTAAAAGCTTCGTAGCTATTAGTTATAACAGCTTTCCTTAACTCTGTAGCTCTAATGTCTTCATTTTCGGATTTTAGTATTAACGGTCTGGCATTATTGTACTTGGTTACGGAACTTATTCTACTAAGATCAGGCATATCACTTTCGTCTCTTAATGATGTAACTAAGAAGAACATTTCATCAGGAGTATTCTTAATCATACTGTAAGCAGTCTTAACCGGTGTAGGATCGTTAGTTACCGTAATTTCAACATTGTTGGGTAAGTACTTATTGTAAACATCCCATATCCTTTTTGACTCTTCTGCAGAAATACCATTTCTTGGTTTACCGGAAATAAGTACCCTGACTTCTTTAATCTCTGTAGAAGGTTTTTTACCTAAGATAGAACCGGGTTCTATACTGCCATCTGGCATAGCATTCCATTCTGCTTCTTTGTAGTTATTGGTGGCAAGTTGACGTACTGCTTCAA